GGGCTAGACGAATCTGCTAGGTTCATGCTGCCGATTTTTCATAGCTATGGGATATTAAAAAACATATATTTTTCTACTGTAGATGAACTAAATATTAGTTGATGCTACGGCACCATTAAGGCTTCTCTTCACGGCACATTTAGGCAACAATTTAAAGCATCGCTATATGAGGCGTAATATGAGCAAAACCACCGACATTGAAAAGAAGAACCTTGAAGCGCACGTAGAACTTTGTGCGGAAAGGTATGCAGCTTTGGAAAATAAACTAGACAATCTAGATGAGCGTATGACGGTCATTGAGCGTCACGTTGTGGAAATTAAAGACAGTATCACCAATAAGACAGGTGGCATTAATAAACAAATGATAACCATTGGAACTACTATAGTTGGGGTTATGTTTACAGCCGTTATCAGCCTTTTAATTCATCTGGCATCAAAGTGAAAATTGTAGAACTTACGCAAAACATAAATGTGGCCATCACAAATGAGGAGGCAGACATGCTATCTCAATTTGACGAAGAAACACCTGTTATGGCCAAAGGTGATATGGATGACAGACAACAACATATGGCTAATCAATTAGTGAATAAAAATCTATTAACAAGAAAAAATGAAAACGGTCGAATCATATACAAAAAACGAGCTAGGTAAATTAATAGTAAACCTTGGGGTATCTAAAGTAAACATTTGGGCAAAAAAAGAACTTAACTATATTCGATATGCTCTAAATCAACCTGTGTTGGTGCCCATAAACAGTAATCAGTGGGTTATCGGAAATTATGTAATAACCAACTTGGGCACGCATAGGTATAAAGTTATCAAAGATAATAAATTAATTCATACATTTTATAGTAAACCTGCTGCGGTGTTATATACAGTTCTTACTAAAATGCAATATTATAAAACAGCAGATGGATTACTAACAGCAGATATTGAAGTGGCCCGAGTCTATGATGAATTAGAATTCTACACTGACAAATTAACAAATAAGAATAAAAAAGATCCGTTTAAAGCACAATTATGGTACGCAAGATATTATGATTTTAAATTAAAATTCGGGCCTGCTCGTCAAGAATTGGAAAAAAGAATCGCAACGGCTAAATATATAAAAATCTGGGAAACCTTAATATGAATTTAAAAGAACTTGCACCACAAAAAACAAAACGATTGAACCGTGTCATGGAAAGCCGTTTTGGTTTTTCAATTGACTACGATAATTTAACTTACGCAAAGGCTCAGCGTTTAAGTGCTGCATTAGGTGAAAGCCTGAATGTTATTAGAAAGAGCTATGGCGCTCATACAGCAGAAAAAAATCCAAAATATATGGAAATGCTTATGGTGCGTGAAGGACTCACTGAGTGGATTAATCAACATGAAACTCTACTGGAAGGCGAACTAGAAACCGCTGAAGCAGTACTAGCAGCCAAGGACATGGTAGACAGCGTTCAGGATATGATCACTGATGCTAGTAAAATGATGAATGAAGAACTTCCTCCTTTATTAGACACTATACGTGACCAAATTGGTACTGCACAAGCTGACAGCTATAAGCAAACAGTTACAGCAGCACTACAAGGATTAATGGATTCGTTAAATGGTGCCCGTGATGCACTAGACAACGGCGCCCGTGTACTGGCAGGCGAGCAACCTGACCAAGCTATGAGCATGGGCGGTGAGCAAGGATTACCAGGTCAGTTACCTCCAGCGGATTTAGACAGCGATTTAGATGCTGAAGATGACGGTTTTGCTGCCACAGATGCTGCTGCTGGTGATGATGAGTTAGGCAGAGAGCGTCGTTAATGCGGGCTGCAGACTTTATTAAAGAAGACGAAGATAATCAAGACAGAGGTGATTATGGAAACATAATCACAGCTCTGAATCTTCTGCATAATAAAGTCATCAGAGGAGAGATTGCTTCTGAACTACCCACCCCAATGGTAATTCGGTATATATCAAATACTGGACTGACTGGTTTTACTTACCAAAATTTAATTGCAGCCAACGAAGCTGAAGATTCAATTAAATCGATGCTCAAGAATATTACCCCCGAGACAATTAAGTTTACCACAGATTCTCAGAGTCAAATTGATAATCCAGAAGAGTACATGGCCGCGGCCGATAATCCAGAACAAACAGTGTCGAACATGGCCAAAAGCGCCATGAAGCGTAGACAAGACTAATTAAATACTATAAAATAATCTTAGGAGACAGCTATGGCCTATTCAGAAAAGGTCGTGGATCACTATGAGAATCCACGAAATGTTGGCAGCTTTGCCAAAGACGAGTTAAATGTAGGTACAGGCATGGTTGGCGCCCCAGCCTGTGGCGATGTAATGAAGTTACAGATAAAAGTGGACGATGTTACAGGTATTATTACAGATGCGAAATTTAAAACGTATGGCTGCGGGTCGGCGATTGCAAGCAGTTCTCTTGTTACAGAATGGGTCAAAGGAATGCACATTGACGAAGCAGGATCTATTAAAAACTCCGAAATCGCCGAAGAGCTAGCCTTACCGCCAGTTAAGATACATTGTTCAATTCTCGCTGAATCGGCAATTTTTGCAGCAGTTGAAGACTACAAAAAGAAACATAACCTAACATAGAACAAATAACTTTGCTAAATAAAGTTATGAATATATGTAAATGTGGGTGCGGAATATTTCTGAGAAAAGATAATAAGACTGGATATCAAAAAGGACATAAACCGTGTCCTGTTTGCGGGACATTAGTAAAAGGATCTGGTGTAGAATGTTGTTCAAAATCTTGTTCTGCCAAATTACACTGGCAACGAAATCCAGATATGGCAGACTCTAGGATTTGGAATGCCAATCGATACGCTACCAGAGAACAAAATAGAGAAATATGGGTTAAGAATTTATCCGAATCCTGCAAAGGGAGAACTCCCTGGAACAAAAATACCCAAGGATTACAAACTGCATGGAATAAAGGACTACCTGGTAATTTTAAAGGAAAGAAACATACATCTGAATATTTCGAGAAAGTTAAAAAAACTAATCTCGAAAGATACGGTACAGAAAATGTCGGGCATCTTGCTAAAACTTCTCCACGCAGTAAGAAAGAAAAATTGTTAGAATCAATATTAATTGATTATAAAATTAATACCAGAATTGGAAGATACAAACCCGATTATGTAAATGAATCAACAAAACACATTATTGAGGTATACGGTGATTATTGGCATTGTAATCCTAAATTTTTTGAAGAAGATTTTTATCACCCTCAATTAAAAAAGACTGCTAAAGAAAAATGGCAATTAGATTTGGTAAGACAACAATATTTTGAATCGTTGGGATACACCGTAGAAATAATATGGGAAGACGAATTAAACGATTATCGAAAACGACATGATAACGCTAACTGATCAAGCATCTAAAAAAATACAACAGCAACTTTCGAAACGCGGAAAGGGTGTCGGACTGCGAGTAGCAGTCAAAACAACCGGTTGCAGCGGCCTTGCATATGTGTTAGAATATGTAGACGAACCCAACCCCGAAGATCAATGCGTTGATTGCAATGGGTGTAAAGTTTTTGTCGATCCCAAAAGTTATGCTTATCTGACTGGACTAGAAATAGATTATGTAAGAAACGGGTTAAATGAAGGATTCGAATTTAATAACCCAAATGAACGTGACCGTTGCGGTTGCGGAACTAGTTTTAGGATTTAAATGTTAATCAATAAATTTAATTATACAACCATTAATAGAGAAACAGTCGATGGGAAACGACATTATTGTTTGCCTGATGGAACCAAAGTACCCAGTGTTACGACTATTTTAGATCGTACCAAGCCTGAAGAAAAACGACAAGCGTTGGCAAATTGGAAAAGACGTGTGGGAGAAGCCCAGGCACAACAAATTACCACCGAGGCCGCGGGCCGCGGAACACGTATGCATAAGTGGTTAGAAACATACGTCAAAGATGGTAGCTTAGGAATCCCTGGCACCAACCCATATAGTCAACAAAGCCACTCAATGGCCAATGTTATTATTTTTGAAGGCTTGGGTAAAAATGTCAGTGAATATTGGGGAGTAGAAGTTCCTGTTTACTATAGCGGACTGTATGCCGGGACCACAGATTGTATTGGCGTTTGGAAGGGCAAACCGGCTATTTTAGACTTCAAACAGACTAATAAACCCAAGAAAAGAGAGTGGATCGACGACTATTTTATCCAGTTAGCGGCCTATGCACTGGCTCACAATAATACACACGGAACAGATATTAAACAGGGTGTAATTTTAATGTGCAGTGCCGAAAATCAATATCAAGAATTTGAAATTACTGAACAAGAATTTGAACATTGGTCCAATGAGTGGATTAAACGAGTAGAGCTCTATTACCTATCTAACTAATATGTTGATAAACGAAAAAATGGGCACCCTAATGTCGCATGTAAAGGAAAGACTTGGAAAGTTGTAAATGGCCAGAGAGTATGGTTTGATAAATAATATATAAGGAACAAAGTATGGCAGTGGTTCAAATATCACAGATCAAACATAGACATGGTGTCAGAAGTGATTTACCTCAGTTGGCTACAGCTGAATTGGGGTGGAGTGTAGACACTCGGCAACTTTATATAGGCAACGGCACACTACAAGAAGGTGCCCCTGAAATCGGAGTAACAGAAATTCTGACTCAATACAGCAGTTTGCCAAACTACACTGTTTATACTCTCGGGATCACTGCAAATACAACTGCCAATGTAACTAGTGCTATTGCCACTAATAATACTCCAGCAATCTATATTCAATATGCAATCATTAGAAATAATGCTTCCAGGTCAGGATGGCTAAAACTAGCCAGTAACACCGCTAATATTGCAGCACCTGGTGCAATTGTCTACGACGAAGAATACAGCGAAACATCTGATGTTGGGGTGGTTTTTGGTTACACACCCATAGGCACAACAGGTTCAAATGCCTATGTTCAACTTACTGCCACTGTATCGAATTCTTCGGCGTTTAACGCAAACATGCAGTATACTATAAGCACTTTATCCTTTTAACTTTATCAATAATTAATCAGCATGTGGAATCTACTACCCAGCGAACGGCTTCGCTGTTGGCAAGATTTTCGTAAATCTATTAGCCAAAAAAATTTCGAAGATGCTCTCAAAGAAACAACACATCTGTGGAGCTACGCACCATATCAAGCACATTATTTGACCACCGATCAAATCAACGAATGGCCTGGGCCATGGGAATTAATATATGAAAACTATTACTGTGATCTTGCAAAGGCGCTGGGAATAGTGTATACTTTATATCTAAGTAGCCACAGATCAGAAATCGAAATAAGGATATATAATGATCCTTCAACCAAGGAACAGTATAATTTAGTATTTGTTGACAAAGGAAAATATGTCCTTAATTACATTCACGACGAAGTAGTAAATAAAAAACAAATTAACAAAGACCTAAAATTAATTAAGACACTGTCCGAATCAGATCTAGGGCTTTATAAATTACAATAAGAGAAAAAGAATCAATGACACAAATTCAAGTTATAAAAAGAGACGGACATAAAGAACCGCTAGATTTAGAAAAATTACATAAAGTTGTATTTTGGGCCACTAAAGATATCACAGGTGTAAGCGCCAGTGAGTTAGAAATCAAAAGTCGCATACAATTTTATAATGGAATCAAAACCACAGACATTCAAGAAACTATGATTAAGAGTGCCGCTGACCTTATCAGCGAAGATGCTCCTAATTATCAATATGTAGCAGGTAGATTGATTAACTATCATCTTAGAAAACAAGTTTATGGAAATTATCAACCTTGTAGTGTATTAGAGCTAGTTAAAAAGAATGTTTCCAGAGGATTCTATGATCAAGGATTGCTGGAAGCTTTTAGTGAAGAAGAATGGAATGAGCTCGATCAATTTGTGGTTCACGAAAGAGATGAACAGTTTACCTATGTGGCCATGGAACAATGGCGTGGGAAATACTTGGTACAGAATCGCGTTACTGGAGAAATCTACGAAACGCCACAAATGGCCTACATTTTAATTGCAGCAACTTTATTTCAAAAATATCCCAAGGAAACAAGACTACAATGGGTAAAGGATTATTATAATGCGGTATCTAATCATGATATTAGTTTGCCTACCCCCATTATGGCTGGTGTACGTACACCACAAAAACAATTTAGTTCGTGCGTTCTCATTGAGACTGATGAT